CCGTTATTGGCACTATTCAAAGTCCCGTTAACGGAATCATTCCGTTTTTGGTACTGTTCCGTTTCCGGTACTATTTCGGACAAATTTTTATCCTGTAATGGTTCCGTTTTTGGCACTCTTTCCCTGCCATTCACTCCAATCAGTCGATAGACCTTTACGCGTTTTGTAGAACCTTTGCGCTCACCTGTATCTGCAATCAACTCGTCTTCCAATAGTTCGGCAATGATCTTCAGTACGGTTTTACGTTCAAGACCTGTGTCTTTTTCCAGACGTTGCATACTTGGGTAGCAGCAATGATCTTCACCAGCACGATCCGCCAGTGAGAGCAGAATGAGGCGTTTCAGTGGTATGCGACAACCACCTTTCTTTTCGCTCAGTTCCACTCTCCAAGCCCAGTTTGAAGCATCTAAGCTCATATCATTCCCCGTCTCTATTTTCGCTGGCTTCAGTCATTACTCTGCCCAAACCAAGTGGTTTGACATATGCAGTATCAGGAGCCAAGCCAAGTTCAAATTCACACGCTTCAATTTTCTCAAGCAGGCATTGCTTCACTTGATCGGTTATATTCGCTTCACATTTGAAACAATCTTGGTGTTGTGCTAAATTTGATTTCATGTTCATTTTTCCTTCAAGACTTGTGAACTAATGAAAAGCCTGACCTTCCACGTCAGGCTTTTTCTTTATGTGGATTAGCGGTATAACGCTTCATTTGTTTAAGTGCTGCTTGATCTGCTGCTGTAGCGAACTCGATGATCCGCTGAAAAATGTTGTGAATTTCTTCATATTCTTGCGGTGTGATTACGCCATCTTCATAGGCCTCATATACCTTCTGGTTTGCCTGTCCATTACAGATATTTCCCTGCATCATTGCTTCAATTACTGATAGCTCATGGTGTTTACTACCGTCACAACCAGTAGGAATTAGAGCCAATCCTAATTGATGTGCCCATGCACGCAGAACTACTGGATTGCCAGTAAAAGAAAGCATCATTTCGAACTTCTTCAGGCTTGGCAGGTAGTCCATATTTGGATTTGCATAGTTCAAAACGGTTTTATGTGAGTCGCCCAAAACATCAGCAATCTGCTTTGGATCAATACCTGGTGTTTGGTGAACCATCTTGTACATTGCGCTTTGTGCTTCTTTACTGAATTCCATGTGTGAATCCCTTTGTTTATTCACATTTATTTCAAATGCTTATCTGGTAATAATGGGTTTAAGCAGATGCCAGTATTTGGTTTTGTTGAGTTCTTTCACTTACTAAACGATCCAGAGCGGCACCCTTGCTGTAAGACACATCAAGCTGCTCGTCATTTTCGATTTTTGATACAGAGCTTTGAGCTATACCTGTACGGTTGCTAATTTCAGACTGACTAAGACCTTGACTGCGTAGAAATAAGATCTTTTCTTTAAGGTTCATTCTTCTCTACCTCTAATTCACTTTAATTTTATTCTTATTCACTTATGAATAGTTGTCAATGCATAAGTGAATTATTTCGGTTTAATTATTCTTTTTTGAATAAAATGTAAATATATTACGAGGACTTTCAGATGTACCCATTCTTAAAAAAGAATATTGAGTACCTGTTTGAGAAACACAAAACTAATCCAAACAGGCTCTCCAAAGAGATCCAGATTCCGCAGGCTACTTTATTTAGAGTTGCGAGCGGTCTTACAAAAGAACCCAGAAGAGAGGTTCTTGATGCTATTTCTACTTGGGCAGGTATATCTGTTGCTGTACTTACAGATGCTAATTTGGAGCTAATAGAGCAGAAACCAGAAGTTCAGGATGAGGCTTCTGAAAAAAAAGGAGATATTTATATTTCTCCAATCGAATTTAGAAGTACTGAAGAAAAAAAATTTAATGTGAGAATACCGGTGTACAGGGATGTAAAAGCTTCTTGTGGAAGCGGGATAGAAAATTTTTTAGAAGACCCAAGTGAATATTTAAATATTGACCCATCGCTACTAAGGATTTTAGGTATACAAGCCAAGCCGGAAAATCTACGTGTGATTTATTCCGATGAATACAGCATGTGGCCAACAGTAGCGCCGGATAGTCCTCTTTTTATTGATGTGGCTGATAAAGATCCAAGCATGCTTAAGAGTGGATCAGTATATGTTTTTAAGCATAATTACGAGCTAAGAATGAAAAGGATTTTTATAAGCTATGCTGGCGGCACAACTGTACGTCTTGCGAGCGATAATCCTGACAAGATTCGCTATCCAGATGAATTTATTACCAATGAGCAGCTTAATGAAATTGATTTTATTGGTCGCCTGGAATCAGCTCTAGTTAAACCTTAAGGAGATAATACAATGGATCATTCACAACTACCTATTAATCAAGTTGTAGACCGACTTAAAGAAGCTGCGCAAAACAATGAAGGTGTGACCCTCTCCGCCTTCGATGTTCAGGTTCTAATTAAAGGACTTGGGAAAGGCCGTTTTATTCCTGTGTATACCAATGATCAGATCGTTCAACTTTGCAAGGAAGGAAAACTGGGCCAAAAGATGGTTAATAAGAAAGATGAATAAATATGACTACATACAACTAGGGTTACTCTTTACGGGAGTAGCCATAGCATGGTTCTCAATGGCTTTTTAAAATGCGAACCGACACCGCTCTTTGATTGAAAATATTTAATAAAATATCTCTAAGAAGGAAAACACAATGATCGCAACACTTAATAAATCCAAAACTGCGCTAACAATTAATCGTCAAGAATTTAAATTGGCATTAGGTAAAATCGGTGAAGGGATTGATAAGCAAATAGCCTCGCTTAAGAAGGCTAAGCAAAGCTATGACGCTGCTGAAATAGCACGTGAGGTCATTAGTGAGGCAAATATCTTTGAAGCTATTATTGAAGGCTTTAACGAAGCAGAAGAGACAAATCTAAAGTTGGCGGACATAACCAATCTTGAAGTGGCACAAGGATGGATAGATGAATTTTTAGAGAAGTATTCTGCTCTATAAACCCTAAATCAATTTTTGTGGCTGGATAAATAAAAGCCGCTACTTGCGGTTTGCGGTTTGCGGTTTGCGGTTTGCGGTTTGCGGTTTGCGGTTTGCGGTTTGCGGTTTGCGGTAAAGTTATCGCTGTTGGAATGCTTGAAAAGCAAGTTGTTACTACTTTTAGTATGTATAGAATTATGAACTCAATGCAGTTCTTTGCTGCGAATCGGGTTTAAGGGGTAAAAATGGCAAAAAAAGAAATTAACTTTGACTTCTATCAACTTGTTATTTCTTCTAGCAAGAACACCACCTTACGGGATTTCTTTGAATCTATAAAAGATGGGTTAACAGATAGTTTTGTCGAAGTCAGAGGATATACTAGAGAATTATATCGACTCGATAAAAGCAAAGAAGGTTTTTGGTTCGGGCAGTTCCGTAAATATCGGGTTGATCAATTACCCGCGTATGCAAGATTTGGTGAGGATGAAACTGAAATCAAATTAGATGAAGATCAGGGAATAATTGAGAGAAATTGCTTCATTTTCTTCCCAGATAGAAGCATTTTGGTATGGCAACATGATGCACATGCTAACCATCCTGAAAGATTTGCCGATTTTCTTAGCACCACTAGTGCTGATAAAGTTGAAGCAGCCCCGATTTTAACAAAGTCAGCTCTATTGCGATTAATGGCTAGCCAAACTGAAGCCTTAAAATTCCAAATTTCGGTAGCTCGCCCTACTGCACCCAGTATGTATAACGAGAATAAGTTTACAGAGAATTTGTTTTCTTTAATGGATAATTCTGGAGCTGATTTATTTAATCTGATTGGTGGAGTTGACCTGAGATCTAAAGATGCAGGTTATCTGAATAGCGGGCTTTTAAAGCGTGCCTTAGAAACATTAGTAACATCTGGCGCAGCAAAGACAGCCAAGGTTTTAGTGTTAGATGAGGGTAAAAGAGAATGGCTTGACTTGATAACTGATAGGGTTAAAACATCACGACAAGTTGAGACTGACAAAAAATCCATACCATTTATAACAATGATTGATATGATAAAATCAGCATATGATGAAAAACGAGAGGTGTTGGATGAAATTCTTGGAACGCCACACGCCACTCTTGATTAGTTTTGCTGCTTCTTTCGTTGTTTGTTTTCTAATATATAGAAATTTTGGTTTAATTATAAAATTTGAAGATGGTGCTCAAAATTCACCATACGAAATTGCAAAACTGATTACTGGCATTAGCGGTACTATTTTAGGTTTCTTATTGACAGCGGTAGCGATGCTCACGGCTGTCATGGATAGGACGCTTGTAGAAAACATGAGAAAAACCGGACATTACAGAGTCTTCATTATTGATTGCTTTGTAAACATTTTTTTATTTCTTATTGTTATCAGCCTAGGAATTATTTGTCTCTTTTTCACCAATCCTTATTTAAGTTATATTCTATACGGAATTCTTTTTTTTACCTCTACCGCAATTATTATGCTGATAGAACAAGGTCGAAGATTTATTTTAATTTTTACCAGAATATAAATAACCCTTAGTTAAGCCCACCCTAGCGGTGGGTTTCCTTTTATAAAATTCTCTATATAATTCAAAGTCCAAAAACAATAAAACTAGACTATGAAAACAATAACTTTAACCGCCCTACTCTTATCCTTGGCTTTCACTGGTTGTGAGAAGCAACTTAATGAAGATATAGACCCAATCACAACCACAACAGCTCTTGAGAACTCAGATAATATTCTTAGTAAATACATAGAAAAATTAGACTCAGAGTTCACCACTCAAGATGTGCGGGTAAAGATCTTATGCAGAGACTACCCGCGTGAGTATGAAAAAAACTATATGCCTAACTTGTTGAAGCTTTCACCCGGTGAATACTCTGAAGTTGCACTTTTGGCTGATATGGATTTGGTTTTGGATCACTACAAAGAGAAAGATGCTATTCAGTGCTAAAGCTTTCTTACTTCTGAAATATTAAATCTTTATATTAGACTTAAGACCTCTCATGACCAGGTCTGTAATAACTAAGTAAAGCATCACTAACCCGCTATCCGCGGGTTTTCTTTATGTAAGGTAAGTGTAACCTTGTCTTTAAATGTTACATTATAACAATTAATATAAAGATACCTATGATTCATAAATAGAAAGGTAAGTATCAATGAAATATTTGTTAGGTGCAGCATTGTTAGGATTAGCAATTACTGGCTGTACTTCAAATCCAAAAAACGAAGTGGTGCAAGAAAAAGTTGTGAGCAATACTCCAGCTGAAACTCAGGTAATTAACTTTACTGGTCCAATGGATCTTACAGTTGAATTGAAATCTTCGGATAATTTTGAAACTGCAGAAATGACAGATAATTCTGGCAAGGTTTATCACCTTAAGCGAGCTATTTCAGGAAGTGGTATGCGTTTAGCCAATAATGATGGTGTTTCAATTCACTTCAAAGCTGGTGAAGGTATTGTAGAGTTTATGAAAGACAAACCTATCAGTATTACTGAATACAAAAAATAAGATTATTGCTCTAGGACAACCCACCCCAGTGGTGGGCTGTCTTTTTATTATATGAAGTAATATTCCTATCAGTTTAAAATTATAATATATGACGCTGTAGTCTAAAAATTGTTTTTCCATATCTCTCTTAGTACAAATACGGACTAACTTAATGAATAATATTAACTTTAAGAATTTCGAAGAGGCTGGCCAAGCTATTTTAAAATTCTTATCTCAACGATTTGGATTTAAGTTATGGATGATTACCCGTACTGAAGGTGATGACTGGATTGTGTTACTAAGTGAAGATAATGGCTATAACGTTAAGCCAGGACAAGTATTTCGATGGGCAGATTCGTTCTGCTCACACATGGTACAAAATAATGCGCCCCGCATTGCCCCTTACTCGCCCGATGTTCAAGTTTATACAGATGCACCAATAAATAAACTTGTCACTATTAAAGCCTATATCGGTCAACCTCTTTTAAAAGAAGATGGTTCCTTGTTTGGCACTCTTTGTGCAATTGATCCCGAACCTCAGTCTAAAGTCCTTGTTGAGGATGCTCCATTGTTTGATCTTATAGGAAAGGTGCTTAGTTACACGATTCAAGCTGAATTAAGAGCAACCGAACACATACGCAAAGCTGAACGCTTTGAAATGGAAGCATTGTCTGATCCAATGACTGGACTTTATAACCGTCGTGCTTGGGATCAATTAGTTGAGTTAGAAGAAGAACGATGTAAACGATATGGTCACCCTACTGCTGTGCTTATGATTGACCTAAATGATCTAAAGATCATCAATGACAATTTAGGACATGCTGCTGGTGATGAGCTGATCAAAAGAATGGCTGTAGCTTTAAAAGGCATAGTACGTAGCAATGATATTATTGCTCGCCTAGGTGGTGATGAATTTGCCGTACTCAGTATCGAAACTAATCTGCAGAATGCTGAGAAGCTTGTAACAAGAATTCAAAATGCTTTTGCGAAAGCTGAAGTTAGTGCGGCAATTGGTCTTGCAATGCGAAATCCAACATATGGGTTATCCACCGCCATCATAGAAGCTGATAGAAAGATGTATCAAGATAAAATCTTAATTAAATCTATTAATAATGATTGATAAAAAGCCGCATACCCGAGCGGCTCTTGGATCGGGTGGAGAAAAATATGCCTTCAATTGAAGAAAAACGCTTAGCTATTGAGATGGCTGATAAAATCATACAAACACGATTGTCCCATCAATTAACTCAAAATATGAAGGATAATATTCGATCCGGTGAAGTTGAGTACTGGAAAGAAATTTATACTGAATGCTTGAAGATAATTGGTTCAGATAACTAATTTTGACTTTCGGTAAGTCTTGAAACCATCGCCTCTTGATCAGTAATAGTGAGCTGCTTATTATCGAATACATAAGCTTCAGCTATATTTATGTACTCCTGTATCAGTACATGATCATGTGTACCTAAAGACACATATGTTTGATATAGATTCGCCCGAAACTCTTCTCTAGTCATTATTATAATCTCCAAACAACCCATCCCTGTGATGGGTTTTCTTTTGTCTATTAAAACATGAAATAAAAATAAAATAAGAAAATATTATTCACTTTTTAATTATTCACTATTGACTATAACTATTCACTAATGAATAATCTATTCATCGAAACAACAAAAAGCCCCAGCGTTGCAGCAACAACCTGGAGCGTGACCCACATACTACCTATGAGTGAAATTATTATGAACACAAAACTAACTCCACACAATAGCTTTAAGGTAACTCTGTTTACCGCTGCCTTAACTGTAAGCGCCTTGGCATTTGCTCATCTTGCTGACTTTGGTACTGACCAGGTAGCACCAGCTCAAAATATTCAATCTGAATATGGAATCGTCTCTTTAAAGATGCTCGACGATATGCGCGGTGAAGCTGTCGTAAATCTGGATGGTTTCCGTTTGGAAATCATTTCGTTTGAAGTTGAAGCATACCCGGATGATTACGGTGTACCAGGTTCCGAATTCACAAATATAGAAGTCGTTGAACTAGGTGAAATCAAGGTGTTCGATGCTCATGGCAATCCATATAACGACTTCACTGATCATCAAGATCACCGCGAAATCAATTCAATGATCGCCGGCTACATCATGAAGCACCGTCTGGTGGAGGTTCAGTCATGATTTTAAATTCTGCTGATCAAATCTTTGAGGCGCTTTTGAATGGCCAATCGGTCTACTGGTGTGAATGCGGCTCTGATGACTGGTCTCCTCTAAATGATCGAACTCAAATTAATTTTGTAGACCTTTACACCGGCTTCCTGCAATTCAAAGCAGATGAGCTACCTGTAATACCAATGCCGGTAGAATTTGGCTCAACTCATCGTTATTTCTCTGAATACATCAAGACCTTTGAAGGACTTGAAATCTATCGAGTGGGTAAAACTCGTGCGAGTTATTTTGCCCTACGTGTCAAAAGCTCAGGAACCATTGCTGACTATTTCTGCAACACAACTATCTATTCCATTCAGCCGGATGGCTCATTGAGGAAGATGGATAAATCCCTTACTCCAAAATGGATTTTAGATGGACTGGAAAATGCGCGTGTTGCTATGCGCAAAAACAAGCGTCATCAAGTTTTAGAAAGTACCGGCTTCTTTGCATCGGAAGACTATAAGAACTTTAAGCGCAAAAACCGTTCTGCAGGAGTACGTTGAGATGGCGATTAATATTATTCCAGCGAATCAAGCGCTGCTAGTTCAGGCAATTATTGTTTACCTGTATGCAGATCCAGGCTTGGGTAAAACCTCTATCGGCTTTACTGGTGATAAGGCTATTTCATTCGACTTTGACAAGGGTTCCCACCGTACTGGTGAACTTCGTCGCGGTGCTGTAGTTCAGGCTCACCAGTGGTCTGATGTTGCAAACCTCACAATGGCTGATCTTGAACCATATAACACCATTGTGATTGATACCGTCGGTGCAATGCTTGAAAGCATCAAAACACATTTAATGCTGAATGCGACCAACAAACAAAAAGATGGATCGTTAAAGCTTAAAGCCCAGGGCTTGGCCAACAACATCTTTAAGCAGTACGTGAATACGCTGATCGCTTCAGGAAAAGATGTGGTGTTTATTGCTCACGCTTCTGAAGATCAAAGCGGTGACCAGGTAATTTATCGCCCTGATCTGGGTGGTAAGAACCGAAATGAGCTATATCGCATTGCTGACATTATGGGCTATTTGACCACAGTCACTACTGGTGAAGGCAAGAATGCCCGGGTGATTAGCTTTAAGCCTTGCCCTACCCATCAC